GGATTATGGCTGATAAAAGCGTATTTTCAAGATTAAAAAGATTATTTTCAACTGATGTTGTAATAAGAAATGTAGGTGGAAACCAAGTTAAAGTAATTGATAGTGGTAAAATACAATCCACAGGAGAAATTGCTACAAATTCGTTAGTTGATAGATATAATAGAATATATTCTACTAGTCCTACTTCATTATATGGTGCTCAATTTAACATGAACTACCAGTACCTTAGACCACAATTATATTCTGAATATGATTTGATGGATCAAGATGCTATTATTGCTTCTGCTTTAGATGTATTAGCAGATGAATCAACTTTAAAAAATGATATGGGTGAAGTACTTCAAATTAGAAGTGCTAACGAAGATATACAAAAAATATTATATAACCTATTTTATGATGTATTAAACATTGAGTTTAATCTTTGGATGTGGGTTCGTCAAATGTGTAAATATGGAGATTTCTTTTTAAAACTAGAAATAGCCGAAAAATATGGGGTTTATAATGTTATCCCTTACACAGCATATCATATTGAAAGGCAAGAAGCATTTGACCCAGATAACCCATCAGCAATAAGATACAGGTATGCTCCTGATGGGATGGATAATTTAAGTTCTGGTATGTACCCTGTACCTGGAGCTGGTGGTGGAAATTTAATGAATGAAACTGGTATATTCTTTGATAACTATGAAATGGCTCATTTTAGACTTATATCAGATGTTAATTATCTTCCTTATGGTAGAGCTTATATCGAACCCGCACGTAAACTTTACAAACAATATGTGTTAATGGAGGATGCAATGTTAATTCATAGAATTGCTCGTGCTCCTGAAAAGCGTATTTTTTATATGAATGTTGGGTCTATCCCTCCAAATGAAATAGAAACGTTTATGCAAAAAACTATTTCACAACTTAAGCGCACGCCATTTCAAGATAATAAAACTGGTGAGTATAATTTAAAGTATAACATGCAAAACATGTTAGAAGATTTTTATATTCCAATTAGAGGCAATGATGCTACCACAAAAATAGAAACTACACCTGGGCTACAGTATGATGGAATTCAAGATGTGGAATATTTAAGAGGTAAATTATTTGCAGCACTTAAAATACCTAAAGCCTTTTTAGGTTATGAAGAAGGAGTAGAGGGTAAAGCTACATTAGCACAACAAGATATTAGATTTGCTCGTACTATAGAAAGACTACAAAGAATAGTATTATCAGAATTAAATAAAATTGCTTTAGTCCACCTATATACTCAAGGATACACAGACGAAACATTAACTAATTTTACATTAGAAATGGCTAGTCCATCTATTGTATTAGAACAAGAAAAAATTGAGTTACTTAAATCTAAAACTGAATTAGCTGGGACATTACTAGAACAAAATTTAGTACCATCTGATTGGATTTATGATAATGTATATCAATTTAGTGAAGACCAATATGATGAATACAGAGATTTATCTAGAGAAGATGCTAAACGTAAATTTAGAATAACACAAATTGAAGCAGAAGGTAACGACCCAGTTGAAACGGGTAAATCATATGGTACACCTCATGATTTGGCTTCATTATATGGTAGTGGAAGAATGTATACAAACCCAGGTGGTGTCCCAGATCCAGAAAAATATGCTGCAGATGATCCTAAATTAGGTAGGCCAAAAGACACTAATGTAAAACGTAATACACAAGATGATAATTTTGGTAAAGATAGATTAGGAGTTAAACGTATGAAGGATAAGGATAAAAATGATTCTAATTCTATTAAACCTAAATTTAATGGAGGACCATTAGCACTTGAAAGTGCTCATATAACATATTTAAAAAATAAGGATATGTTTAAAAACATCCCCCAACCTAGTAAAAAACAATTAGTATTTGAGGAAGATAAAGATAGTACTTCACTATTAGATGAGAAACAATTAAAGAAGTAAATTCCTCCTAATATTTATAAATAAATATATTTTTTGATGAAAATAAAACACTCAAAGTACAAAAATACAGGTATATTATTTGAACTGTTAGTACGTCAAATTACCGCTGATACTTTAAAAGGTGGTAATTCACCAGCAATAGATATACTAAAAGAATATTTTGTTAATACTTCTTTAGGTAAAGAATATAAACTTTATGAGTCTATATTAAAATCAAAAGTAATAACTGAAGGTAGAGCTACATTAGTAATTGATACCTTACTAGAAGCATCTACTAAATTTAACAGAAAATCTTTAAAAAAACAAAAGTATAATCTAATTAATGAAATTAAAAAACATTATAATTTAGAATCCTTTTTTGGTTCTAAAATATCTGATTATAAAGAATTAGCTGCTTTATATACTTTAATTGAAGGAATTAATAGTAAAGAAATATCCCACCCTAAACAACTAGTTGATAATAAAATTACTTTATTAGAACATCTAACTAAAAAAGAAATTAAACAAGATGCTAAACAAACAGTACTTGAAGAATTTTCTGGGTATGATAAAGATGTAAGAACCTTAACATACAGAGTATTACTAGAAAAATTTAACGATAAATATGATTCATTGACTAATGATCAAAAACAAGTACTTAAAGAATATATTAATTCAGTAGATTCAACCCCTGATTTAAGAAATTTTTATAATAATAAAATTAATGAATTAAAAAATACTTTAGTTAAAGAAACTAAAAATATTAAAGATAAAGCTACCCAAATAAAAATTACTGAGGTATCTAAATTTTTAACTGAATTAAAGAAAACTGATAAAGTTGGAGATGATAATTTAGTTGATTTGTTACGTTATTATCAATTAATAAATGAAATACAAGTAGCAAATGGCATACAAGTATAAACTTAGTGAAATGTCTAAAACTGCTTCTCCTGAAGCGGCTGAAAAGGAAACAGGAATTCCAAAAGATGACCAACGTGTAGGAAAAGTTACTTATAGTAAAGATGGTGATACCAAATTTACTGTTACTAATATAAATCCTGAAACGGGTCAAATATCTTGGAAAATTACTAACCTCCCTGCTTTTGATAAATTACTTGATGATGCTGATGCATTAATTTCTACTTCTAAAGGTGTTTACACTAAAACCAAAGACGATGAAAAATTCAGAGAGTTTTACGAAGAAGCAAGATCGATAAGAAATAAAATCAGAAAACACCTTAGAAACGAATACCCAGACGAATATAAAAGAATACAAATGTTTGGGGAAGCTTATAGTGGATTTTTAAGAAACCCAGAAGACCCAGATTCAAAACCATTTGAACCAAAAGGAGCAGTGTCTGAATTTAGAGAAGAGTTAAGAGCATTATTTGGTAAATTTAAAGGTGATCTAAAAAACCCAGAGTTTATAAAAGGAGTAGCTCAAATAATGGTTAATTGGAAATCACTTTTAAGAAGTCAAATGGATGAAGCTGATGTAGACGAAGCGTCAATGTCAGGTGCAGCTGGTGCTTATAATACACCTTATGCTTTTAGAAAAAAAGGTTCTAAACCTAATGTAGGTGCTTTAACTAAATTAGGATATAAATTAGTTAAAAAAGATAAAGAGGATATAAATGAAGAAAAAGCTATTACATTTAGACCCGGTACTTTGGATGATATAGAATTATCAACACGAATATTAGATAAATTTGGAATTAAATATAAAATAAATAATTATGATCTAATATTATCAAATGACGATTATTTAGTTGTTTTAGACTATTTAAAAGGTGGAAATAATGTTAATGTTAATTTATCAAATTCAATATTAAATGAAAATGAATCACCATCATTAAATGCTAAAACATATGCTGAAGATATGATGAGACAATATCGTAAAATGTTTAGAATTGTTGACGGTAACTTTGGTAAAGAAGCAGCAGAAGAATTTAAAAATATTGTAAAGTCTAAAATGGCTCAATTACAAGAAGGAGTAGGCGCTAGTTTAGGCCCTGGTCCCAAAGCAGGTCCTGATGGGGTTACTGATAGCGCTTATACAAAACAATTTAAATATAAATTAGTTCCTAAAACAAAAGATGGTACATATGTACAAAAAGGATCAGGAATGGTAGTTAAAAAACTATTTTAATATGTATAACCGTAATATAAAAGAAAACAAAAATAAAGCATCTAAATTTCATGAGGAACGTATAGAAGCTTTTAATAAATTAGAAGCTAGATTTGAGGATATTAAAAAATCAATCAAATTAGCTAAAATAGAAACAATAAAATATTACAGAGATAATCCAGAAAGCTTTGCTGTCGTAATTGGGACAGATATGATTAACGATTATTTTAACGATATAGAAACATTATTACAATAATATAATTATGAAACAAACACCAAATCAATTATTCGAACAACTTTCAAAGGAATTTAGTCCTAAAAAAGATAAAGAATTAATCAACGAGGAATTAGGTCAAGTAATAACATTAAAACCTATTAATACTATTGAAGCAAGCCCAAAAGAACCATTTTGGACTAAATTTGAAAACTTTCTTGCTGAAGGTGGGGCATTAGAACCAATTGTTAATACCGAAGAAAAAACTAATACTTTAGAAGCAGAGGAAAAAGTAAAAGCTGATTCTAAATTAAAATACGAAATGGACAGTAAATTAGCGGGTTCATATAAAATTTCTGATGGTGTAGAAAACATTGCTTCTCATAACTATGATTATGATACTACTGTAGAAAATATTAATAATGTAAATGGAGAAGAATTATTAAAAGGAGTCCAGTTAGAAATTAAGTATAATGAAGAATTATCTCTTGATGAAGCTAAAGAACTTGTTATCAAAAACTTAGCTAAAAATCCTTTACATTATGTAGAAGAAGGTCAATTTGGTGTTAAAGGTTTAGGATACACAGAAGGTAAACAACAACAAAATGATGGTGAAACTTATGGTGGAAGTGGATTTAGTGAAAAATTAAAAGATGGTGGTGATTCTATGGAATTAGTAAAAGAATCATTAGGCCAAGTAGTAACTTCAGGAAATCCAAATTCATTAGCAGCTCAATCAGGAAATATTATTCGTCAAATGATGGCTGAAAAAGAAGAAGCTCCACTACCAATGGATGAAATGGAAGATGAAGGTACAGCTGTATCTTATTCTGATACTACTATGGAAGCTAAAGGAAAAGATCATGATGGTGACGGTGATGTAGATTCGGACGATTATATGGCAGCTAGAGATAAAGCTATTAAAGCAGCTAAAGCTAAAAAACCTAAAAAAGAATCAATCGATTCTAAATTAGCTGAAATTGGCAAGGCAGGTGATATTACTAAAATGGAGGCTCAGTTAGAATTTTTATCAAATTATATATCTGAAAAATCAGATAGAGTAAATTCAATATCCGAAGATGAAAATTTATCTGAATTAGTTGATAAAAAGAAAATGAAAGATATGCAGAGAGAAATCAAGCTTTTAGAAAAAAGAAAAGGCAAGATGGAAAAAATGTATGAAAAAATGTGTGGTAAAAAATACAAAAAAGCTGAAATGGTAGACGAAATGGATGCTGTAAGCTGGAATGAAAAAAATAACCCAACTAGAGGTGCTGCTGGAGAAAGAGATCCTAAAAAAGTAGGTCAATCAACATCTGCTTATGCTATTAACGAAATGGCAGCCGGTGGTTTAAAAGAAAAAAGTGCTGGTAAAAAACTTTTTGCAGCTTTTAAAAAAGATGGTTTAAAACCTAATTATATAGCAGATGTAAGAAAAGTATCTAGTGATGGAGAAGCTAAAGATATGGTACACATTGAACCAGGAGAAGGTTCGGTAGAGGTATCATCTTCTTCTAATCAAGATAAAATTGCTCAAGCCATTAAATCCGCAGGATTTAATATTTCAAAAGAAGAAGATAATGTAGGTAACTATAAATTATCAGTATTTACTATAGATATTAAATAATATGAGTAAAAAACTCTTAATTGAAACTCATACTGTTAAGATTTCCCCTTCTCAATTAACTGAAAACGTTAATACAGATAATGGAAATTTAATGGTAGAAGGTATTTTAGCTACGGCTGAAGTAAAAAATGGTAATGGTCGTTACTATTCAAAAGCTCTATGGAATAGAGAAATGGATAAATATAATGAACTTATTGAACAAAGACGTTCAATGGGAGAATTAGATCACCCTGAATCTACTGTTATAAACTTAAAAAATGTTTCACATTTAATTACCGATTATTTTTGGGATGGAGATAATGTAATGGGTAAAATAGAAGTTCTACCAACCCCATCAGGTAATATATTAAAGGAACTTATTAAAAGTGGCATTACAGTAGGTGTATCATCTCGTGGTATGGGCTCTTTAGAAGATAAAGGTGGTGTAATGGAAGTACAAGATGACTTTGAATTATTATGTTGGGATTTTGTCTCAACACCATCAAATCCAGGTTCCTATATGCATACCTTAAATGAAGGTAAAAATGTAGTTACATATGATTACACTAACGTAAATAAAGTAGTACACGAAATTCTTTGCTCTAAAGGAAGTTGTCCTATTTTTTAATTTTTACTTAATTTGCATATACGTATAATCGCAATGTGTCATGAGTACCTTATATGACACCGATATAAAATTATTCCCTATTACGATTCTTAATAATCGTATTTCACAAACTTAAATTTTGAGATTATGGCAAACAATGATTTGTTAAAAGAAGCAATTGCCGATGCTAAAGCTGTTAAAGAAACTGCTATCGCAAATGCTAAACTCGCTCTTGAGGAAGCTTTTACACCTCATCTGAAATCTATGCTTTCAGCAAAATTAGAAGAAATGGACAAAGAAGATGTTGACGAAGGATACGACGAAGACATGAAAGAAGAAATGGACTCTAAAGATGATATGAAAGAAGGAGATGATGAAATGTATGAAGAAAAAGAAGAGCTTGACGAGATTAACCTAGACGAATTACTTGCTGAACTTGAATTGGATGAAGACAAACGTACAGATGCTGAACAAGAAGGCTATAAGGACGGATTCGAAGACGCTAAAGACGACATCGAAAAAGAACTTAAATCTATGAAAGTATCAGAAGAAGTATCAGAAGAAATTACTGAAGATGCTAGAACTGATGCCGAAGAAGAAGGCTACAAAGATGGTATGAAGGACGAAAAAGAAGACATGGAAGATGATATGGACGACGAGGAAATTGACCTTGAAGACATGTCAGAAGATGACTTAAAAGGATTCATTGAGGATGTTATTAAAGATTTAGTAGCAGACGGAACAATTGAAGCAGGCGAAGACTTCGAAGAGGAAGATATGGAAATGATGGATGTGGAAGATGTTGAAGATGTAGATGTTGATGTAGAAATCGACGAAGCAGCTCACATGGATAAAGGTGAAACTGGTGTTGGAAACGAAGACGGAGACAGAGATGACTCTGAAGTCGAAAAAGAAACCGAAAAAATGAGATTCAAAGAAGCACTTGATGAAATCAATGAGCTTAAAAAAGAATTGAATGAAGTTAACCTTTTAAATGCTAAACTTCTTTACACAAACAAAGTTTTTAAATCTAAAAACTTAACTGAAGACAAAAAAGTTAGAGTGCTTAAAGCATTTGACAAAGC